AAGAAGTTTGTAGTATTCAATATCGTGTAAAAATAACTTGTCGTTTACATCGCTTAAATCTTGGTAAGTTTTTAAACCGTGTAATATTGTTGCGTGGTTCATATTAAACAAACTTCCAATTCCTTTAAGCGTGTGTCCGTCTTCGCGTAGCTTCCTAAACAAATAAATCCGCCTGTGTACTATTTCACGTTTTCGGTTTTTCTGTGCAAGTCCGTCTTGTTCGATTATTTCTTTTATTAGTTCTATCATTTTTCTGTTTTATTAAATTTTTCATTATACCAATATTCAAACTCATCTTCTTCCCAACCACCAACATATGGGCAACTTGCATCTCTCATTTGTTGCTTTTCAAGTTCTAAATATTTATGAAAGTGGTTAATAAAAAATTTACCTTCGGTTGTGTAAACATTAAATAGTTGTGGATGCAGTTTTTCTAAATCGCTAAATACTTGTTGTACTGCTGTTTTCATTTTTCTATTTGTTTAATTTCAATTATAATATCATCGTTCTTTTGTATTAAGTTTTTAACGTGCTGGAAGTCGTAAGCTTCAACAATTCGTGTTTCTAACTTAACAGGTGCGCCAACGTATGCCCAAGTTTTAAAAGTTGCTTTAAATCGTTTCATTTCTTTAAATTTTATTTGTTCGTTTTTTTTAATTCTGCAAATCTCAAGGTATAATCCCAAGTCAAATGAACCGCGCCATTGTCGTTGCCACCAATCTAATTGCTCGTAGGTTGTTCCACTTTTCATAACTCGTAATAAAAAGTGTAGTTACTATCGTCATTGCTTGTTTTCCATTCCCAAAAGTTGTAGTGTGCTAAATCGCTGTTTATTGCTTCCTGCATCTCAAGGCGCAAATCTTCCAAAAGACGAACACCTAAAACGTGCGGTTGTAAATTATCGTCTGTTTCTGTTTCCCATTTCTGCGAAATTTCAACTTCTAATTCTATAAACGCATATTCCGAAACTTCGTCCCAATCGTTGAACTCCCAAGTTCCTGCTATTGAATAAGTCCAACCTGTAAATTCATAGGTTAATTCCCAACCTTTATTCCAAAATTCTAAATTTCTATTTTCCATCTTACAACGCTTTTAAATACATTAAACAATAGAACATACCACCGAACACAATAAAAGCCGTTAGAGTGCTTAAAAAGTGCCTTAAAAACGATTTGTGTTCTTCGGTTGTTGGTGTAAAGTAATCAATTAAGTTTTTCATAGTCTTATTTTTAAAATTGGTTAAATAAATTTTCTACTTCCTGCAATTGTTCATCGTCTAAAAATGTACATAAGGCTTGAATGATTAAATGCAGTTGGTTTGTGTTTAGTTTGTTTTCCTGTTGTTGTACTTCTAAAAATTCAATTACTTTGATAAATTCTGTTTTCATAATATTTGTTTTCGTTAATAATTATATGCAAATATATATACTATTTTAATAACTGCAATACTTTTTAACAATTATTTTTAATTTATTTTTAATTATTTTTTAAAACCCTTGTGTTTATTACGTTTTCTGAATAAAAAAAACATATAATTAAGGTAAATTAATCGGAATTATGCCGTTTATTGTAACAATTTGTGACAAAAAAAAACAGCTGCGTGCTGGGGAGCTTACAACTGTTTTCTTTTTTTTAACTATGAATGACAAATATACTATAAATTATTTAATCAAACTAAAAAATATGCGTTAATCTTGCAATTTGACCAAATTCTTTGTGGTGGACGTAGCCTTCAACCGCTCGTGGAACGCCTGTATATCCCATTTTTTGATGCCAACTGTCGCTTCCTGACGGACTGCGTAACGTTTCAAATGTGCAACCCACGAAGTCTTTACTTTGCTTATGATGTATATGGTGCGAATAAATATACCTGTGTTTAGTTTCGCTCCATAAAATAGGAAATTCAGTTGCTAACAATAACGGTAAATGTTCGATTTTCGCTCCGTCTCCGTGTGTTGTTCCAATAAGGTTGTTTCCGTATTTAAATGCCTTACGATGCTTTAAATCTACATTAAAATTGATTGTGGACTTGCTAAAGTGTGCTTCTATCAATTGCATTAAAAAAAAGCCGTGTGTCAAGTCGTGATTACTTGGATTATAAACAACTTCAACTTCAGCGAAACTTAATAACTTTTCTAACAAATCAATATACAGGTTCTTCGCCATTATAAAATTGTCGTACCACATTCCGTCCGTGTCTTGTGGTGTTCCTGCTGTTGTTGTTCGCCTTGTGTTGTCGGTGTGTAAAATGTCGTTTCCTGCAACAAATAATACTTTGTCTATATTAAACCCTTTTGCTTTGTTTAAAATGCCTTGTAGTCCGTCTTTTGCACGTTTAACGGCTATCTGTGAATTATAGTCTTCGCCTGTTTCAAATGCTGTTGCAAGTTTTCCAATATGAAGGTCTGCAATATCAATTACAAGTAAATGCGTGTCTTCGCTTTTTATTGTTTCTATTGCGTGATATTTCGGAGCGTATTTTTTAACTTCTTTTATACATTCGTCTTTTATTTGTTGAATAGCGTTTAGTTCTTCAGCTTTAAAGTTTGGGTTCTTAAAGAACAAAGAAGCTTGTTTTGTTTTTAGCCATCCGTGTTTAACGTCTTTGTCGTTAACTCCAGCTTCGTCCGTTGCGTTTTTTATGCCACGATACTGCATTAAAACTTCAATCTCGTCCTGTTTTAAACGAAACCTTGCGCTGTTATTTGCCATAAAAATTTAGATTAATGATTTTTTTGCATACTTCCATAAGTACGAAAGTAGTAAACCTATTCCAACACCTACAAAAAGTAAGTTTAAGTTTCCTTTAGGTCTATTCTTTTTGCCTTCAGCTCGTGCTTGTGCTTTTTCAACTACCTTATCTTTGTAGATAGTTTTTATTTTTATTTTGTATTCACGTTTTAATTGTATTCGTGTTTTTGGAACGTAAACATTTTTGTATTGTATAACCGTGTCTTTAGTGCTTATAAACTTTTCCCAAACTATTGTGTCGTTTACAATAACCGGAATACTATCCAAAGTTGTAATACGAATTGTATCGCCTGTTTCATCGCATTTAAAACCCTTCTTAATTGCTTTGTTTAAATGGTATTGAGCCGAACACGAATAAAGTAAAATGCTAATAATTAGAATAAATAGTTTTCCCATTTTTTTTGGTTGCTTTTAATACTTGTTTACGATTTTTAGAACTGAAACTAACGTGAACCCACGAAGGATTTTCATCGTTTCCAAACTCCCAAATTAATTGGTCAAAGTCTAATTTGTCTTTGATAAAATTAAAACCCTTTGCGCCTATTTGTAAGTCCATTGCTTCGCCTTTTGTATGTTGTGAAGTCTTTGAACCACCTATCATTTTATTAACTTGTAGACTGCGAAACCCAGAACTAATTTGTATCGGTATGTTTAAGTGAATTCTTAAAGGTTCAAACACGTTTTCACACAAAAGTTTTGCAGACGCAATTTGTGACTCGTTCATTTTATTATTTATTCCGTGTGTCGTTGCTGTCGGTGAATTTTCAAACTCTGCAAGTGTAACGTGTGCGCTTAAATTCATTTTAACTTATTAATGTTGTCTTTAACTTCTTTTGCTCGTGCAAACAATAACTTTGCGCTTTGCCAAATGTCTATTCCTTTAACAACTTTATAGTTTTCGTTTATACTCATAACTTCTATTGAAGCAAGTACCAACGCTAAAACTTTTGTAAGCATTAATGGAACAGAAAAGAATTGTAAAATTATTTGGTTAAGAATAAAATAATCTATTAAATAAAAAAGTATAACCGTCAACTCGTATAAAAGTAATTTAGAAACTATTGCCGAAAGTTTGCGTGATGTTACTGCTTGTTTTTGGTGTTTTGCTTTCCAAATTCCTGTAGCCGTGTCCGACAATATCAACGCAAATAAAAGTCCAAGTATTCCGCTAATAGGTAAAAAAAACGAAAAGCAAATTGTTATAAGTTTCAATGCGGAATTTTTAATTGTGTAAAGTAATAAATATAAT